TTTGTTGTGAAAGGTAAAAAAACCTATATCCCTAAATCAAATCACACTAAAGATTCATATGCGATTGAGCATTGGTATTCTGATATTGGTGAATCACAATTGTTCTTGGGTTGCCGTCCAACTCAATTAGCAATTAAATTATCACCATCTGCGATGTCAACAATTGATATCACAGTAATGGGTACTGCTTCTAAATCAGCTCAGATTCAACAATTGGCAAACCCAACTGCATCTGGAACTGATACAACGATTAGTGCTACTACTGGTGCGCTTTATATCAAAAACAAAAAAGGCACTTCTGCTGTACTTGAAAAAGTTGGCTTGTTGACCTCATTTGATATCACAATCAATGGTAATGGTTCTAATGCATCGGTTATTGGTTCAGACCAAACACCTGACATCTTCTTAGGTTCACTTGACGTAACTGGTAACAGTTCTATCTACTTCTTAGATGGTAAATACCGTGATGCGTTCTTAAATCAAGATGAAGTATCTATTATCGCTGTATTCCGTGCTGATGGTGATGCAAATGGTCAATTCATTTCATTAGTATTACCTAAAGTTAAATTCAGTGACGCGAGCGTTAACGATGGTGAATCTGGTTTGTTATTAACAATGCCATTCACTGCAACTTTGTACTCTGTGGCAATTGGTTCTACAAACTTTGAAGAAACAACTGTTCAGATTCAAGACTCTGCTCTTTAATAAATAACTTTCTCCCGAAGTTAGACTGATTGACCCTCGAAAGAGGGTCTTTCTTTTTGTAGTAAATCACTTGACTTTGTTTAAGTTACTGTGCTAAGATGACCCTGTTGCATTCGCAATTTTACTAACCAAAATTGAAGGACACCTTACATGGCAATCTCATTAAAATCGCTCAATGTTGAAGCGGCTTGTGACACCCCTTACGACTTAGATATTGTTGATGAACAAACGGGTAAATCAACAGGTATCACATTAAAAGTTATTGGCGCACATAGCCAAGTCATTACTAAACTTGTTGCAAAAGCAGTTAATGCTAAACGTCAAGCTGAATCACAATTAGCTAAAAAAGGCAAAGACGTACCTGTGACTAAAGTTGAAGATGATTTAGAATTTGGTATTGAATTAGCGGCTAAACGTATTGTTGGCTGGTCTGGTATTGAAGAATCATTTACACCAGAACTCGCTTTTGAATTGTGCAAAACAAATCCTGTTATCCGTGACCAAGTTGTTGCGGCTTCAGAAGATATGTCGCACTATACAAAATAGTTTTCTTATATTAAGAAAAACACTAAACCCTATTGAGGAAGTTCTTCAATAGGGTTTTCTTTTGTGAACTAAAATTGACAAATCCGATAATTTGTGAAATAATAATAAGACATATCCCATACCTAACCATATGAATATTTTACCTATTTGTGAAACTCCCTATGAATTTGAAGTCGTCTCTGAAGTTAATGGTCAGGGGATGGGTATTTTCATAAGTGTTATATCTCAATATGCACAGAAGGTGAATTCAAATCTAAAAGGCACACTACTCGTAAGACAACGTGTGGCTGAAATAAGAGAGTTAACAACTTCAGCAACTGCCTTTCACAGTGTAGAAGAGGAAAGGGATTTTGAAATCCAATCTGCTGTTCATAGAGTGGTTGGATGGCGTGAAGTTGAAGAAGACTTCACATATGATAACCTTCTTGACGTATGTTCTACTAATCAATCTATACGAAAACAAATCATTCGTGCTTCCAATACCATTGGATTATTCTTAGATTCATTAGTTGAACAATTAGTTAATTTTACGAAGAATGAATTAAGGCTATCTGAGAAACAAAAAGATGGCGCAACGTATAGGGAACATCTTAAGGCTGTCGAGGAAATGACGGGGATTACCCCACAAGAACTAACTACTGTGGAGGTTAGCCACATTATCATGTACTTGTGGGAGTGGTTCTTAGATTTAAATAGCACACGTCAAAGCGGTATGGGCATGAATGCTATCTCTTACAGTGAAATATGTGCATGGTGTGAGTTAACAGGTAACCGACCATCACCTTATGAAATACGAGTAATTAAATTACTTGACCGAGTTTATTTAGAGCATTACAACAGCAAACAAGATAAAGAATCATCCGATAAATAGAGGAATAAATTATGTCAGCAACAGACGGAACAGTTAGTTTTTCGATTGAAACAAAAGTTGATGCCACAGGTATTGATAAAGCGGTTGAGAAAGTATCTAGCTTAGATAAGTTGATTAACTCTATTAATAAAGTCGAGATGACTATTAATTTTAGTGCGGCAACTCTTGCATCATTTAAAGGTATTGAAGACAATATCAAAAAGATGTCAGATGGTTTTGAAGCATTAGGTAAGGATTATAGTAAAGCCATGCTCGAAGGAGCTAAGATGGCGCGTATTGAGATGGAAACTCAAGGTAAGTTACAAATTGAAAAAGAAAAACAAAAAACACAAGAATTAGTTGGTATTAATAAAGCAGCATCAAATTCAATTGTGGCTAATGCAATTGAGACTGCTGATAAAATTAATGAAGCAAATAAAAAAGTTAAAGCACCCACATTTGATTTAGATGCAAATAAAGCAATTATTGATTTAAAGAATTCTTTTGCTTTGCAAAAACAAGCATTAGAATCTGGTAATAAAGAATTATATACAGCACAAAGTGAAGGTATCCAAAAGATATTAGATTTGATTCCAGAATCAAATAAAAAATCAATTTTAATGTATCGTCAGAATGCAACTTTAAAATTAGTTGAATCTAAACGTGCAATGCAATTAGAGATTGAAGCTGAGGCTGAAAAGAATAAAAAGATTGTTGCTGCTGCTGATGAAGGCAAAAAGATAATTGCGGCTAAAGATGCTGAAGCGGCAAGAAATAAAGAAGCACAAATTAAAAAAGAAAATGATGCTGAGGTAAAAGCATACAACTCTCTTGTGAAAGGGATTGAAGAAGCATACGCAAAGCGCAATGCAATTGCATTACAAGCATTTGCCAATGAGATGGAACTAGGCAAAAAACGTATTGCAGAAGCAAAACGTGTAGAAGCAGAAATAGCAAAAACAGCAGAAGAAACTCAAAAGAAAACATGGGCACAAGCAGGAATGATGCTTGGTAGCTCTAAAAGCACCGCACCAATACCTACAGCATTTAGTGGGATGCCCGCTGGTCTAAGTCAAAATCAAAAAGTCGATGCAACAGGAATGTTGCTTGGTAATATAAAGCCATCAACAGCAACCCCCTCAGCAAATCAAGCATTACCATCAGGTTTTAGTCTTCTTTCAGACTTACAAAAAAAAGCAATTGATGATGCTAATAAATCATATACAACTTACAATGAAGCAGTAAAGAGAATATTCACTGAATATAATCGTCTTGTTTTAGATGCACAACAAAGAACTAATGAACAAAGAGTAGCCAATGCAACTAGAACAGAACAAGAAATAATTAGAATAACAAATCAATCTGTTCAAGAACAAACAAATTTAATGCGTAGATTGAGTGAACAAAACCCACGCACAAATATGATTGCGGGCATGTCGTTAGCAGGAAGACAGGCAGCTAACCAACAGCCTATACCTCAAATAAATACAACTGGGACAACTAATGCACTCACAGCATTAACAGGCGCATTAAATCAAGTACAAAAAGCATTTTTAGCAATTGGCATTGTCATGTCAGCTCGTACTGTCATGAACTATGCGGATGACTGGGTTCATTTCACAAATGCTGTGGCAATGTCAACTGAGAAGACAGGTCATGCTGTTGAGATGCAACAACGCTTGTTTAAATTAGCACAGGATAATAGAACACCATTAGACGCTGTGACATCTGTATATTTAAGAATGTCTCGTGCCGCTGAAACTTTAAATATTTCACAAGCAGAAACAGTTAAGATGATTGATGTGGTTACTAAATCACTTGCAATCATGGGTACTGCTCCAACGGCTGTTCGTGGTGGTCTACTTCAATTAGAGCAAGCTCTTGGTGGTGTGACAGTTCGTGGGCAAGAATTCAAATCTATTTTAGACTCACAACCTTTATTGATGCAAGTAATTGCTAATCATTATAAAGAGGCAGCAAGAGATTTAAAAGTACAACAACTAGAATTACAAGGTGCAAGAAAAGCTCAGATTGATGCGGCAAAATCAGCCGATATCAATGGTATGTCAATTAGAGAATTATCTAATTTGATGCGTGACCGAAAAATGACTGCTGAAGCAACAAGTAAAGCAATTGTTCTTGGTCAAACTGAGATTAACGAAAAATATAAATTATCTCAAAAAACATTTGAGCAAGCCTTTACTGTATTTAATAATGGTCTAACTAAATATGTTGGAACATTGAATGCTGCAACAGGCACTAGCAATATGTTCTTTAATGCAATGAAAGGTTTATCTGAAAATATAGACCTTATGGTTGCTGGTATGATTGGTCTTGGTGCAGCAATGCTCACCTTTGCTTTAAATACTGAAAGAGCCGCTGCAGCAGGAGCGTTGATGGCTCGTACCCCTGCTGGATTTGCAATTGGTGCATTAGCAATGGGTGCAACATATTCTATATCAAAATCACAAAGTGAAGAAGCCGCTAAATCTGAAGAACAAAAAATAATTAGTAGAATTAAAAATATTAATGACACAATTACAAAATACTCTGAACAGAATCCTATTGGCAAGAAGGCAATGGAATCTTTGGGTATGTATAATAAAACAACTTTAGAAAGTGAAAAAGACGCATTAGAGAAACAATTAAAAACACTTCGTGAAGCAAAATCTGAAGCTGAAACACTTGAAACTGAAGCTAAACGTAGAGGTATATCACAACAAGCATTAGAATATGAAAAATTAAGCACAGCGGCTAGTGATGCGTTTTCTAAAATAACTGCTAAAACAGATAAGTATGATGAAGCCAATGAGAAGGCAATTAAATCATTAGAACTTTATAGAAAAGGTTTAGAAAGCATTGCATCTTCTAAAGCTCTTACTACTGAGATGAAAGCTAAATTACCTGCAACTGGTACTGAAGAGTATTTCAGTAAAATTGAAGAAATGCTTGGCTCAGATAAAGTTAAAAAATATAAAGAAGAAGCAGAACAAGCGGCTTCTAAGATAATCCAAGGTGCGCTTGATAAAAAGAATGCTGAAGCTGCTAAAACAGCATTAGAAGATGCGCAAGTTAAATTGGAACAGTTTGATGTTCAAATTAAAGATTTACAAAGTAAAATATCAACACAATTACAATCAGCGTTCATTAAAAACCCAATTAAAATTGCGTTTGAAATGGATGAAACTAAATTTGAAAAACCAGCGGCACAATTTAAATCATTAATTGAAAAATCAGCTAAATCATCAGGTGTGCCAGCTAATCTAATTGCATCTGTGATTCAAACTGAGTCTCATTGGAATCCTAATGCTGTTTCAGAAACAGGCGTAAAAGGTTTAGCACAATTCACAAAACCAACTGGTTCATATTATGGTATTTCACCAACAGATAGAACTAATGTTGAAAAAAATATCGATGCGGCTGGAAGATACCTTGCTGATTTAATAAAACGCTTTGGTGGTAATTTAGAAAAAGCAGTTACCGCATATAATGGTGGTGGTGATAAACAATACGCTTCAAAAGTATTGGGTTTGTATGGTAAGCAATCAACATCTGAATCACCAGAGATGATTTCTACTCAACAACAATTGAATACTGTAATGGCAGCCAGAGATAAATTGGCAGATGCTATTAAAAATAAAAATGGAACACTTGTTATTCAAGCTAAAGAGCAATTAGAGCTTGAATTAAGAAAAACAAGTGAGTTAGATAAAGAATATGCGCGTCAGCAACAATTAAATCAAGAACAAATTTCTAATAATAAAAAAGCAATTGAATTGATTGATAAGCAAACTGAAGCGGAATATAAGTATGCTAAGGCATATGATTCCGTGATTGAAAGACAATCAATTTCAGCAAAAGCAACTGAATTAGCGGCATCAAAAGGTGCATTCGCTATCCCTGAAATTGAATCAATGCTTAAAAAGATAACAAATGACCAAATTGCATTGTCTAAAGAAAAAGCAACAGCACTTGATACATTGGATAAATCTATTGCTCAAGCCGCATCTGAAAGAAATGATGTGACAATGGCTGCTGAAAAACAAGCTAAATTAAATGTATTAGAATTAGATGATAAACAATTAGCACTTGAAAAAGAAATAAATGATGTTGCAAGAGAGCGTAAAGCATTACTTGAAGCACAAGTTAAAGTTATTCCTGATTTAATTAAAGGTAATTCTGATTTACTTGAAAAGTTAACATCAACCACTGGGGAACTTGAAAAGCAAAAAGCAATTCGCGCAGCAGGGGCAACAGGTCAAGAGGCTCAACGTATTCGTGATTTGATTGATGAGAAAGAATTATTATTAGGTTTAAATACTATTAAAGATACTGTGACAAGTAGTATTTCTAGTGGCTTTAGCCAAATGTTCCAAGATATCATTCTTAATGGTAAATCAGCCGCTGATGCGCTTGCTGCTACATTTAAAAGTATGTTATCTAAAATCATGTCAGCTATCATGGATTTTATGGCACAGCAACTTGTGCAAAAAATGTTTGGTTTATTTAGTGGCTCAAGTTTAGGTGGTGGTTTATTTGGTGGTATTGGTGGAACGGTGACTGCTATTGCAGGTGCTGTGGCTATCGGAACATACATGGGTATGCAAAAAACAGTTAGTGAAAATACTAATCAGTTATCCATGACTTCTAAATATCCAAATGGAATTCCAGAAAATGCTTTAGCGATGCAGAGCATTGATAAAGCTGTTAGCTCAATGAATTTCTTAGTCACGAGTCAAGAAGCCACTCGTTATAATAAAGACCTTCGTGAAACGATTGGTAAAGTTTATGGTGTTGTTTATACTCAATCAGATAAGATTGGTTCATTTGTTAAAGGTGCATTAGAAGAATATTTCCCTGAAACAATGTCAGCAATTAGAGGTGCTTTTGTTTCAGTAAAAGATGCAATCAAACCATTAACGGATTCAATTGGTAATGGATTTACAACATTAACTAAGTATTTTGGATTAGGTACAGAAGTCGCGTCAGCATCAACAACCACATTGGCTTATGGTACTTCTACTTTAGCTAGTGATGCTGTTTCACAAGCAGCCGCACAAACGGCAGTGGGGAAACTATCAACAGCAATTGATAAAGCAATAACACCAGCATTCCAAAGTACAACAACTGAAGTTGCTAAATTAGGCGAAACAGCAACTAAATCATCAAGTTCATTATTATCTACAATTGGTTTTGTGGCATCACTTGGTATTGAAGCATTCAGTCTTGCATCTTCATGGGGTCAATTAAACGGAGCATTTGCTAAAACATTGGCAGTGGTCGATGCAATTGGCAATGTCGCATTTTCGTATGCTATTGCATTTAATTTGAATCCAATTGCATTAGCTATAGCTTCTGTGGCAACTGCAATAAGCATTGTTGGTAATGTGATTAAAGATGGCTTTACACCAATGAATATTTCAAGAATGGTTGGTGCAATTGCAGGTGCTGTAATTGGAACAATGATATTGCCTGGAATTGGGACAATGTTAGGTTTCGTTCTTGGTGATATGTTTGGTAAATTAATTGGTAGTTTGTTTGAAAAACAAAAGAAAATAGATTTTGGTATTCTGGTTAATAAAAAACAAGATTACGGTAATATTGAATCACCAACTGTTGATAAAGTAAGTAAAGAGAATAGAGTGTTGGCAATGTCAACAAACATGGGTGATGTGTATTATGGTAGAACACAAGGTTTAAACTACGCTATAACAAAACAAGAGAAAGAATTTGTTACAGGTATTGCTAATACATTACAATCAATTGGTAATGTGGTTGGTAATGTTGATAAAGCAATAGGTAATACTGAAGATTATACTAGAAATATCTTTAGAAATATTGTGAATGTGATGAGACGTGTTGAAGCCAGTAGTTTTGATGCAACAAAATCAACTAGTTGGTTCTTTACATCTATTGTTAAAAATTTACAAAAAACAAATACTGATGCAGGAAAAGAAATTGGTGGCTGGCTATCTGTGTTTATTACTGCCTTTCCAAAAGAATATTCTGCTACAATAATTGATGCATTGACTCAAAATAAAGAGTTATATAATAGTAAAACAAAAGCCATTCAAACAACTTCTGTTCTTGAAAAATTAGTATTGGAAGCTCCAATTGGTGTACTTGGATTTGTTCAGAGTCGATTGGAATCAATGGTTAAAAAAGGTAAAACAGTACAACAAGTAACGGATGAAACATTCCAAATAATCAGTGATTCTTCAGCAGGTCTTAGTGTTGTGAATGAAGAATTTATTAAATTTGGTATTGTTCTTGACGCAACTGTTACTAAATTAAATGCAGCAGCTAATGCAACATCTGATTTTTCATCAAGTATCACAGGTAGACCTGATGTAACTAATACTGCAAATCTTGTTGAAAGTATTATTAAAAAATATGATTTGAATGCGGTAATCTCAATGCAGTTTGTTAGTAAATTGGGTGATATAATTCACAGTGCATTTATGGCTAGTGGAAGTGAAGCTGCTACTATACAAAAACAAATTGAATCTGGAAAGATTGATGTTAGTAAGATTCCATCTTCATTAACAAAATATCCAACAATGGATGAGTTAAAAAAATATGGAACAAGTGATATTTCAGGTAATATTTATCAATATACTACAGATGCAATGGTTGCATCAATATCAAAAGCAACCACTGGTATTGCTGCTAAATCATGGAAAACAATAGAAGGTAAAGGATTTCAATTAGCCACACCTGCGGCTGAGTCAATATACAATCCTGTGCAATCAAATGCTAAAATTCTAGCTGATTATTTTTCTAAAAACCCATCATTATCTGAAGCACAGTTAAATACGATTGCTAACACCAATTTTATTACAAGTAATTATAAGGATAAAACATCAATTGATAGTAGTCTTAAGTCTAAAACAGGTGCGTTGCCTACTGAATTAGGTTATTTTTCACAAGATTGGATGCAGTTATCACCAAAAGATAAATCATATATGACTAATGCTAGTGATATGACAACAGTTGTTAAAACATTTGTTGATGAGTATAAACGTGAAAACTCATTAATTAATGGTATGTGGACACATACTAATGCAGTGGCTAATGAACAAACAAAGATGATGACAAAAGCCATTGATTCATTAGATGTATTCATTACATCAAATAAATTAACAGGTAAGTCAGATATTATTGGCACACTTGGTTTGGCTTCATCATCAATAATGAAAACAGGTATTGATTATGGTGTTGCCGCTACATGGGACTTAACTAAGGCTGCAACAGTTGTCACGTCTGTTGCAAATAAAAACTCTTTAGAAGCTAAAAAAGCATTAGATGATGCTAAAAATGCATTGGTTGTTGCTAATCAAGGTAAAGATAAAGCATCAATAAAATCAGCACAAGCCACATTAAATAAAGAGCAAATGAACTATGACGCAAATTATGTTCTTGAGCTTCAAAAAGCAACACAAGAAATTCAAAATAATATGGGTCTTATTTTTGAAATGTTTGTGGATGCAGGTTCTAAATTAAGTGATGTTGTTTCTGATGATTTTGCACAGAAAGCACAAGATTTTGTAACAGCATTAGGTGGTATTGATAAAGCAGTATCTGCTGTTGATAAAGCTAAAAAATATGCACTAACCGATGAAGAATATTCAAAAATGAAAGTGGATGTTGCTCAAACAAGAGTTGATGCATTGTTAAAACAAACTAGTTTCAAAACAATTGAAGAAGCAACAACTGCATTTAAAAATAACCCTCTTGATGCAACACTTGTGACATTAATGGGTAGTGCATCTGATTTAAGTGAAGCCTTAAAAACAGCAAGTACAACAGCTAATGGATTTAAAAAATCTATATCTGATTGGGTATTAGGTAAAATGACAACAACTGTGGGTTCACCCGAATCACAGTTTAAAGCATCAAAAGATGCATTTGAATCTACATTATCAATTTTAAATAACCCAAATGCATCAAAAATTCAAATAGCAGATGCACAATCTAAAATCACAGGGTATGCTGATACCTTTATCACAAACATTCAAAAAATGTATGGTGCGGGTGACTTAGGTGCAAATATGGTTCAGGATGTTGTGAATAAAGTATCTAATTTAGGTGGTGTTGATTATCAAACAACAATGCTTGAAAAAACAACACAGATAGCGGATAATACAGCTAAGATGGTTGATAATGCATCAAGCTCATTAACCACAGCAGATACAACTACACCTAAGGCAATTGTGGCAGAATTAAGTCCAGTTTGGGAAAAAGTAACTGTCGGTGATATGCCAACTGTTAAATCTGCGGCAAATGATTCAAATACCGATACAACCGCATATATTGCTGAACTTAAATTATCAAATGAACAGTTGGCACAATTAGTAGTTGAAACTCGTGCATTAGTAAATGTACAAGTAGAATCGAATCAAACCGTTGTGGCACAATTAACCGATTTAACATCAAGCTCAAAAGGCATCGAACAATCTAACCGCATACAGGCACTTGCAGCATGATTTATTTAGCAGAAATAACAGCCTATAATTTAACAACATCAACAATTGAAACCCTGCGCTATTCAACTGGCACAGGGTATGTTGATACCGTAAATGGTACTTATTATGAACCCCGCATTGAGCAACCTTGCTTAATGCGTAGGGATATATTTAATAGTGGGAAGATAGGTGGCACAACAACATCTAGCTATGGTGAATTAACTTTAAAGAATATTGATGGTGGTCTTGATATCTTTAGTGGTTATGCTTTCGATGGTCGCACTGTGACACTTAAAGTTGGTGAACCTAATGCGGCTTATTCTACATTCACAACTGTGTTGATTGCTGGTGTGGCTCAAGCGGCATTTGAATGGCAAAGAGTATCTATTCGCCTTCGTGATAGAATTACTGACCTTCAGAAAAAGAAAGTACAACCTTTACTTTTTGCTGGTACAAATGACAACATTAGTATTTTCAATGAAGGTGGTACAGATTTAAAAGATGCACAGAAACCAATGATTCTTGGTCGTGTAACAAATCTCACACCTATGCTAATTAATTCATTCTATCTGCTATATCAAATATCCACAGGTGCAATTGCTGAAGTGGTCAATGTCTTCGATAAAGGGGCGTATTTGGCTCGTGGAAGTGACTATGCTACCTCAGCATTGCTTAGAGCATCTTCGCCTGCTCTAGGGGCATTTAACACCTGTTTAGCAGAGGGTATGATTAAACTCGGAAGCACACCAACGGGTACAATCACAGTTGTGGCTTGGCAGTATAAAACAATTGAAGATAATACTGTGGCTCAAATTGTGAAAAGAATTGTTACTTCATCAGGTGGATTGACTACAGGTGATTTAGTTTTAGCTGATTACACAACATTAGATTCACAGATTGCAGCTAACGTAGGACTTGTGGTTTCAAGTGATATGATGGTTTCAGACGTGCTTGACAAACTATGTGAGTCTATTGGTGCTTGGTGGGGATTTGATTCATTAAATAAATTTAGAATATTAAGACTCGATGCACCAAGTTCAACTTCAGTTGCTGACTTTGATGAGTCGAGTATTATGTCAATTGAACGCGAATCTGTGAGCGTGAATAGTTCTACGGATGCTGTGTATAAAATCACATTAGAACATGATAAGAATTGGACAGTGCAAACAGGTGATTCACTTGCAAGTTCTGTTGCGGCTGACCATAAATCTTACTTAGAAAAAGAAGTTCGTCAATCAGTAAAAAAAGATGATTCAATTAAAACAGCGCATCCTAATGCACAAGAAGTCACAATATCAACACTTCTTTGTGGATTAAAGTATGCTGAACCTGAAGCACAAAGATTACTTAGCATCTATGACCCATCAAGGATTATTCTTACAGTATGTGTGAAAGTTGATGCGTCTATTTTATCAACTGTGGATTTAGGCACTGTAGTTAAAATAACAAGTTCACGTTATGGATTATCTAGTGGTAAATATCTTCGTGTTATTGGTATTCAAACGGACTTTGAAAATAATAAACTTGACTTAAAATTGTGGGGATAATATGGCAAATATAATGCTTGGGTATAGTAATCAGATTGATTCTTCAACCCTAAGTGGTGGTTCTTGGAATGCGTCATTTCCAATTACAAATATCAAAAACAAACTATTATCTAAACCTGCAATCACAACAGGGAATTCAGTTACTTTTACGTTTACCGCAACTTCTATTCGTGCTATTGGGATTATTAAAACAAACCTACCTGTTGGTGCAACGTATTCATTATCAAATGGTGCATACAATAGTGGGACATTAACTACTCTTGTAGCTAATCAAGATTTAATATTTGGATTATCGGCTACTGCATCAGGTACATTTACCGTCACAATTGCTAGTACTACACCGATTAGTATTGGTCGTATGTTTGTTGGAGCAGTAATTCAACCTACTGTGAATCATACTGCTGGAGCAGGATTTGGTTATGTATCACAATCAACTGTGGAAACATCAGTTGGTGGAGTTGAATATTTTAAATCAATGCCAATTAGACGTAATTTTAGTTTTACATTAGATTGGTTAACAGATGCTGAAGCCTATCAAACATTAGAGATTATTCGTGTGTCAGATATCGTTAATGAGGTCTTGATAATCCCCGATTATACCGATACAATATATGGTTATAAACGTAATTTTATGGGTCGATTATCCTCTTTATCATCCATAAAAAACCCATATGTAAATACTCATCAAGCTGGATTTGAGATATTGGAGATTGTGTAAATGGCTTTATATTTAGACGCACTTGGTCAAATTGTTGTTGCTAGTTCAATGCCTAGTGGAGGTAGTGTTGTTCCTACTCAACCTTCTTCAAATCTAGTAGATACAGCTCCTTGGTTTAGAGCCAGAGATGATGGGTCTATCCAGTGGCATCCTGCTAATTATTATAGTGGTAGTGGTGAGACATCACTGCTTCTCACAGGTATGTTAACTATTCCTGTATCTGTGGTCAATAGTAGCACAACAGGTGTTGTTCCTTCTGGTGGATTTGCAAATGCGACTGGTACATTTAAAGTATGGCTTGGCACACAAGATGTCACAACATTATGTACTTTTACAGCAGGCACACCAAATAATATAACCGCAAGTATTAATTCTTCCACAGGTGTTTATTCTGCAACAGCTATGCCCGATGCTCAAACATATGGAAGCATTACATTTACTGCGTCTTATAAAAGTCAATCATTAACTTTAACCTATGCAGTTACTAAAGCAAAAGATGGTGTTGTGGGCGCAAATGGTGCTAACTTTAGTATTGACCAAGCTGCCGCAATATTCAATAAATCATCTTCAGGTGTTGTTACACCTAGCACGGGTATTCCTTTAACCACGAGTTATCAGAATGTATCTGCTATCACAGGTTATGTGTGGAAAAAAGGTGTTAGTGTTATTAGTGATGCAACAAGTTCGAGTTATACAATTCCAGTAGCTGATTATAATTCAACAACAACAAATACTTATAGTTGCACAATAACAGGTACAATCAATAATGTTGTAGGTGCAACATTAACTGATACCATTACTGTGCCAATGTTACTTGATGGGTCATCAACACCTACAGTTGTGCTATCTAATGAAAATATGACATTCCCTGCTTCCAATTTAGGATTCTCAGGAATTTCATTTACATCAGGTTCATGTGAGATTACTGCCTATATTGGCTCAACACAATTAACCTATAGTGCTACTGGTGGTGCTAATACCTTTAAATGTGCTGTGAGTGCAACAAACGTCACAGTAGCTGGTGGAACAATTAGTGGTACTAAATTAATCCTTCCTGCTCCAACAGCAATGTCTGCTGATAGTGCGTATCTAGATATTGCAACTACCATCTATGATTCAACTGGCACAGCATTAAGTGGTATTCTCGTTAGTCGTGTAACCTATGCATTAAGTCGTGCTGGTATCAAAGGTGATACTGGTGATGCTGTTGATTTTATTTTTGTGCGTAGTGCATCTCAACCAACCACTCCCGCTGCGTCAAGCGGTGTACCTAGCTCACCTATTCAATGGTATACCGATGTTGCATCAGTTCCTGCGTCAACAAACCCATTGTGGTCAAGTATAGGCTTTAAAGCCACAGGTGCAGCAAACTATACTTGGGACACACCA